AAAATTGGAGTAGCGGATCTGCGGGAAATAGCATGATTTTTGAGACCACAGCAAATGGGAGCCCGTCCCCAGTTACCAGATTGTTTATAGACCAAAGCGGCAACGTCGGCATCGGGACGACGAGTCCAGCACAGGCATTACATGTTCAGGGTCGCATAGCAATGAATACATGGACAGCAGATGGAGATACAGTTGCGTATAGAGATACTGCCACAAATGCTATTGCACTACAAGCGTCTGATTTAAGGTTGAAGAAGAATACCGAAAAACTGAAAGGAGCGTTAAGTATTGTTTCACAGATAGATACCTATAAATATAATATGAAAGACGAGAAAGACGGAACTAAAAAGAGAATTGGTATAATGGCACAAGATGTTTTAGGAATACTCCCAGAGCTTACCTATGAGATTACAAGTGAAAACTCTACAACAACATATTATGGTATCCATTACGACAAACTACCAGTATTGCTTTTGGAAGCAGTTAAAGAATTAAAGGGACAAATTGACTCATTAACCCCAGCAGGAATACAAGATTTAGTAGATAGGATAACAGTATTAGAGGCACAATATACGAAAATGGATGCAAGGATTTCGGCACTGGAAGCCACATCAACACCCCTTCAAGCAGGATTTGTAGGCACAGATATAGCGATAGGTGGAGGGATAATGGCTATAATCGCAGCAATACTAATCTTCCTTAAAAAGAAATTCAATATAGATTTATTACAATACTTAAAATTAAAAGAACAAGTAAAATGAAATGGGAGATATAATAGGAGAATAAATATGGATAACAATCAAACAATAAAAGAAATATACCGAGCCGTAGGAAACTTAGATGGTAAAGTAGATGGCATTAATAACCGTTTAGACAGAATGAATGGAGCTATTGCCAAGAATGTTGGCTATATTGATGTCTTACAGAAAAAACAACATATTTACGAAGGAGTAATGAAAGAAAAAACAGACAACATAACAAGAACAGGAAAGATAGTGGCACTTATCATTGGACTAATAACGATTGCCGGATTGGTCATTTCATTTTTCAAATAAGAAGCACACTAACAATTAAATAACGGAGGTGAGCACAATGCAAAAGAACTCACTAGATGGGTTCGTCGGAAAAGACAGACAGGGTGGCAAGGTCATCCGTCTAAACCGCAAGCGACTGAGCTTCAATGGTAAGGGATACGCAGAAGTCGTATTCCTCGGAGACATCCACTATGGTCATCCAGGGTGCGATGTCGAGAGAGTCCAAAAAATGATTGACTATTGTCTTTCAAAGAACATCTATGTTCTTGGTATGGGCGACTATATCGAAGCTGGGCTTCGTAATTCAGTCGGGGACTCTGTGTATATGCAGAACCTCAACCCCCAAGAGCAGATGGACTTCGTGCTTGACGTGTTCAAGCCACTCGCAGACGCAGGTTTGCTGATTGGTCTACATATCGGAAACCACGAGGGTCGTATTCTCAAGGAGACTTCGGTCAATCTTGCGAGCCTAATTGCTCGCATGTTGGGAGTTCCGTATCTCGGATATGCCTGTTGGAACATTATCTATGTAGGCAATCAGAGCTATACAATATACTCTCTACATGGGTCATCTGGCTCACGGTATGTCTATACCAAGCTAAAGGCTTTGGTAGACATCTCTCACAACTTTGATGCAGACATCCTTGCAATGGGACATGTTCACGAACTAGCCGATGAGGCAATTCTCGTCCAACAGGTGGACAAGCAACGCAAGATGGTTATAGAAAGGAAGAAGTATCTTCTTATTACGGGTTCGTATTTGAAATACGATGACAGTTATGCCCAGGAGAAGGGCTACCCAATGGGTAAGCTCGGCTCTCCCAAGGTGAAACTGTTCGCCAATAAATACGACATCCACATCTCAACTTGAGGTTGCCATGGGCAAATCTAAGCGTCGGCTTAAGAAACGAAGGAGGTAATTGTGGGCAAGAAGGCAAGAGTAGAGTCCTTGATTAAGAAATGGAAGCGTCCTCTTCGCCTTCAGGACTGGTTCGTCTTAGCCAGAATTGTCAAGGAAGAAGACGACCACGAGATTATAGGCAGAGCTGGACAAGTAGATATTCGTCCATCTGTCTTTGAGGCGATTATTGAAATCAACGCAACCACAGAAGAGAATTACATTGAAGCGACCGTCTATCACGAATTGGCACACATCAAAACCAGAGAAATCTTTTGGCAATTACGCCAAGTATTTCTTGCAATGGATTGTGGAGAAGCCCTGGTAGAAATTCTCAACGCTTGCGAAGAGTCACAAGTTCGCCATACAGAGTTCCTGATTGGCAGGATGCTCTGTGCCCCAAGAATACTGGAGGAGAAATGAAATGCACATTGTGCGGCGAAGTCCTTGAAAGGATTTACCACAGGTTTCCAGAGATGAAGGGAAACTACTGCAGAAAATGTTCTGCAATCATCTACGGGATTTGTGGCTTCACTCACTATGCCAACGACCAAGAAGAGGAAATGAACTGCATGAAATGTGGTTCATTGATGGCAAAGAAAGACGCAAACACCTTTGACAACATTGTCGGCATATTCTGTAGAGATTGTGCCTCAACTGTCTTCCAAGCATATTGGAATGAATATTTCAAGGAGGGAAAATGAAGCTCTTTAGAAGCACTTGTTGCAAAAGCCCTGTGGCTACTCGCAGAACAGTAGATATGAAGACACTGTATTACATCTGTGTTGAATGCGGAGAGCCCTGCCAGGCGGAATGGATGGAGGCAGAAGTCGGGGAATCCAATGTTGGCTCAAGCACTTGCTGTAACGCTGGTGTCCATGTCGTCTACCATAAGTATGGTGGCAAACGATGGCACTGTGATAAGTGCGGTAACCCATGCGAGGTGGTCATCTAACGAGACAATCGTAATGGCACTGTATCACCTATGAATAAAGAACTGTGGGGGCGCCTGGGATTGCTGTTATCTTCGGATAACACCCTTTCGCCCCCCCTACTATTAAATCAAAACTATGGAAGAAATAATAGAAGCGGGTAAAATATTGGCACAGATTATAAGAAGATTAGAAAAGATGGTAAGACCTGGAATTACCACAAAAGAACTGGATAAATATGCCAGAGATTTTCTTATTATTAATCAGGTAAAATCAGCATTTTTAGGATACAAGAAGTTCCCTGCCGTGCTTTGCACATCTGTAAACGATAAGGGCATTCACGGAGTTCCGTCTAATTATGTTCTTAAAAATGGAGATATTATTGATTTGGATTTGGGCATAAAACACAAAGGGTATTTCGCTGATATGTCAAAGACAATTCCTGTTGGGCAAGTTAACCAAAAAGCAAAGCACTTGATCAAGACAACCAAGAATGCCCTGATTGAAGGAATAGCACAGGCCAAGCCAGGCAACGCAATAGAAGATATAGGAAACGCTATTGAAAACTATGTTCTTAAAAAAGGACTTAAGATTTCAAGAGATTTCTGTGGACACGGCATAGGTAAAAAACTACATCAATTACCAAATGTCCGGAACTACGGCACTAAAGGAAAGGGTTTGAAGTTGAAAGAGGGAATGGTAATATGTATAGAGCCACTAGTTATTGGCGATGGACTAAAAGCACACTTTGAACACATGGTTCTTATAACAAAAACTGGTAATAAAATACTAACAATATGACAACAGAATTAGGAGCAATAGACAAAAAGAGGTTAGCTAAAATGATTGATTTGTTATTGGCATTGATAGCGGCGATAAAGAAGCTAAAACCAAAATTAATTGTTTTACACCACACGGCAACCTCCAGGTCGTTCACATCGTTCGTAGCGATAGATAGAGGACATAAGAACAGAGGTTATCCAAAAAGCAATCTTGGCTATTATTGTGCTTACAATTATCTTGTGATAGGAGATGGAACTGTGCATCAGGCCAGAACAGATTTAGAACAAGGACAAGGGGCTTCTACTTGCCGGGAACGACATCTGGATATTTGCCTTACGGGAAATTTCCAAACAGATTATTTGTCAGAAGAACAAAATAAAGCTTTGACTAATTTATTAGATGATCTGAAAATGAAATATGGTATCAATGATATAAAACTTCACAAGGATTTTTACAACACTTTATGCCCTGGAACTAACCTTATATCGTGGTTAAAGAACTATCAGAATGCCACCAGAGGGCACGGGGCTTGAAATAAGCGATTTATATGTGCGAAAGGTCGTTTAGCAACATTAAACATAAAAACTTATGGAAAAATCATTTTGGCAATCAAAGACAATCATCGTGGGCTTAATAGAAATAGTAGTAGGTATTTTAATGTGGGTTCAGGGGATAGTTGTGGCAGGCGCGCCGTTAACCTTGTCCGGACTCTTAAAAGTTATATTGAGATTGATCACCGAGTCAAAGGTAATCATGGGAAAGAAAAAGACCGTTTAATAATTTAATATAATAAATATGGTAGATGAATTAGATGAGATAGACGAAGTTACCCCAGAAGAAGTCGCCCCTGAAATTAAGGAAGAGGTTGAGTCAGAAACTCCAGCGGAGGCAGAAGAAACTCCAAGCGAAACTCCAGAGCCAACCGAAGAAATAACCGAAGAGGTTGACGAGGACGAAGGCATTGACGATGATGGGGAATAGGTGTAGGATATAAATGTATACTTCAAATTTTTCTTTCGCCATTAACCCCTTCGGGGGTTTTTGGTTGCTGTGGAAAAAACACTTGACAAGATTTGTGAATGGGTGTAGTGTTATCTAATGAACGCAAAACAACACAACTTAATAGTTGTAAGCAGTGCACTGCTTTTTAGCAGACAATTTAGAAGTTTTGCTTTCATTCCGTTAGGCCCATCTCTTTGAGGTGGGTTTTTCGGTGTTTAACAATCCGACTGGAGATTTGAATTGGGGGAATTGTCGGTCCACAGAAAAGTCCCCAAGCTTCATTGATGGCCAAGCAGCATCTTGGATTTGCCGATGGGAATGAAGTATCAATGGAAAGGGTCACTCACGCTACCAAGTCCTTTCCCCCCAGGTTGAAAAACCATCTGGGCTGATAGGGAAGCTGAGAAGCGCCGATATAAAAACGGATAAACGCTTCAAAATATTACAGTTCTCTCGGAGATACTTAGATTCTGTTTGCCTCCGGGAATGATTCTTAAAAAAATTATGATTAAAAACAAAATAATACAAGGCGACTCATTAGAGGTTCTTAAAACCTTGCCAGACGAAAGTATTGATTGTTGTATAACCAGCCCTCCCTACTGGGGCCTCCGCGATTATGGAACTGCGAAATGGGAAGGTGGCGATCCGAATTGTGAGCATAAGGTTGGTAGGGCGACAAGGGGTGGATTATCTGACTTTCAGAAAAATAATAAAGGAAGTTTTGGAGACGAGGCGGTTAGGCAAGGGGAACATTGTCCTAAGTGTGGCGCGAAGAGAATAGATAATCAACTTGGCCTTGAAAAAACTCCTGAAGAATATGTATCTAAAATGGTTGAGATATTTAAGGAAATTAAAAGAGTATTAAAAAAAGAAGGAACTGCGTGGCTTAATTTAGGGGATAGTTATGTAGGTGGGGGTAGGGGTGGAAAAGGACAGTGTGGTAAGGGTTCAATGGAAGAGGGTAGGTATGAAAATGGTCAACGAATAGGATTGCCTACTGGTGATATCCCAGGATTAAAAAGTAAGGATTTAGTTGGTATTCCCTGGCGAGTAGCATTTGCCCTCCAAGCCGATGGCTGGTATCTTCGTCAAGACATTATTTGGGCGAAACCAAATCCTATGCCCGAAAGCGTAACTGACAGATGCACAAAGAGTCATGAGTATGTTTTCTTATTAGCGAAAAGCCCGAGATACTACTTTGACTCGGCGGCTATTGCAGAACCCGTAACAGATGTGATAAAATATAAGAATGGACTACGGCAAATACAAAGAGAGTCGCTTACGGGCGACAACGAAATATAACGCCAGCAAGAATGGACAGAAGAAGAGGGCAGAATACCGCAAATCAATGGCGGGGAAATTGACGCAACAGAAATGGCGACAAAGCGAAAAAGGGAAGGAGTATCTGCGAAAGTATATGGAAAAGTATCGGAAATCGGACAGGCGGAAGATAGCAGTGAGCAAGCACACAAAAACATTAAAGTTCAAGGCGACATTAAAAAGATTTCAGAACTCACCGAAGGGCCGAGAATGTTTAGCGAGGGGAGTCCACAAAAGACGGGTGAGAATGAAGCTAACTATTTGCGATTTAACGGCCGACCAATGGGCCGAGATACAAAAGAAACAGAACTATCTTTGCAAGATTTGCGGGGAAAAGAAGCCATTGACGAGAGACCATATAATCCCGCTAACGAAAGGCGGACAACACACGGCAATCAACATTCAAGCAGTTTGTCGGAGTTGCAACGCTCGGAAAGGAAATCGCACAAGTCAGTAATTACCCCCGGACAAACTCCACACGGGAAAGCACTTAAAAGAATGGCAGGAGAAAAAGACCCAGAGTATCTTACTCGCAATAAACGCTCCGTCTGGACAATAACCACCAAATCATTTAAGGAAGCTCATTTCGCTACATTCCCAGAAGATTTAATTGTGCCGATGGTAAAAGCAGGGTGTCCGAAAGATGGCATAGTTTTAGATCCGTTTATGGGAAGTGGGACAACAGCATTAGTCGCCAAGAAATTAGCAAGGAATTATTTGGGCATAGAACTAAATCCCGAATACATAAAAATAGCAAACGAACGATTGCGACAGGACATATTATTATAAAAACCACCCTGTTAATAACTATTGGTAAGTCCCTTGACAAATAAATAAATAGGGTATATCATTAAAGAATGGAAAATGAATTAGAAAAAAAAGAGAATATTGAAGGATACGGAAATACTTTAGGAGAACTTGGAAGTTATTATAATCTTAGAAAATGTGTTGATTGCGGCGTTAAATATTACGGTGGGACAAACTCTAAAAGATGTAAAGATTGTGGGATTAAAAATAATGAAAGGCGCATAATGAGTCGTAAGTATTATAAGAAGATAGAATATCTTAAAAAATTACCTGATAACTGTATTTTTTGTGGAAGTAAAAAGAGTTTGGAAATTCATCACATAGATGCTAATCCGAAGAATAATGATATAAAGAATTTATTAAGAATATGTTGTAAGTGTCATAGAGTTCTTCACAGTAAAATTTATAATAAGATTTTTAGTCCAGAAATAAGAAAGGCAATAAAATTATGGCAAAAGGAACCAAAACAAAAGAAACGAGAAATCAAAATTTAACTGAATTGAAATCAAAAATGACTTTCAAGAATTTGGCTAAGATGTTTAACATATCTGAAACAAGAGCCAAACAGATTTATTATAGGCAAATCAAAAAGGGATAATAGCCCCTTTTAATATTAAAAAGTTATTCACAGGTAAGGGTCTTGACAAATAATTTGGAAGGTATAAAATTAAGAAAAAGGTCGTAGATAAAATTAAACTAAAAAAATCATGAACAAAATAACTACATCGGAAGACCTATATCGTTTCTTAACTAATCTTGAAAATCCAACTTATTTAAGAAATGAAGTTAGGGACTATTGTAAAAAGGGCGAATTTGATATGGCTTTCTCTGTTATTAGAGATTGTGAGAAGAAGTCAACTTGTTGCGGTGCGCCATTGGTGGGAGGAATCCAATGTGAGAACTGTGGGTCAGGAGAAAGAGAAGAGATAGCTGATGACCACATAGCTCTTGAAGTTATGGAAATGGAAACAGAAGAAGCAAAAGAGAACGAGAGAATTTACGGGGAATTATAAGTAACATAAAAAATTATGAAATACAAAATTACTATTGAGAAAATAACAGAGGAAGAAGTTCCTGAAACAGAATATAAGAGAAACGAGAGATTTGGGCGAGAGGAAGACAGAGATGAATATAAATATGGATATATTGAAACTGGAAAAATGGAGATTAAAAGAAACGAACAGGAGATTTATGTTCAAGAGATAGATGATTTAGATATAGGAGAATTAGCTATCTACATTAATAGGGCAAAATAGGTTTGGTAAATTAAAAATTAAGTTATAAAAAATCATGAAAAAGGAAATTAGAGTAGTCAAAAATGGTATTGTCCAAATAAGTTTGCCTGACGAGAGGTGGTATACATTTGATTCGGTAGATCCGCGGACAGGTAATCCGGTTTATGAGTATTGGCCATCTGTTACTTGGATCGCTTCTTACTATCCTAAAGACATTAATTTTATGAAATGGTTGGCTTCCAAGGGATGGGATGAGGCAGAGTCATTAAAGGTATTGGCCGGGGACAGAGGTTCTAAGGTTCATTATGCTGTTGAGACCCTACTAAAAGGAAAGGAGGTTACAATGGCTGACAAGTTTATCAACCCAACTACTGGTGAGCCAGAGGAATTGTCAGTTGATGAGTATTCTTGCTTAATTGATTTTTCTAACTGGTTCAAGTCGCAGGAGAATATAGAGATTGCTGGGATTGAGATTACTCATTTCAATCACGAGCATAGGTATGCTGGGACAATAGATATTCTTTGTAGGATTGATGGCCAACTATATGTATTGGATCTAAAGACGAGCAAGAGTATTTATCAGGGTCACAAACTTCAGATTTCTGCCTATAGTCATCTTGATGTTCCGTTAAAAGATTATGGTATTTCAGATAAGGAATGGAAAGAAAGGAAGATGGCTATCCTACAGGTAGGTTATAAAAGAAACAAGGATAGGTTCAAGTTCACAGAGATAGATGATTGCTTTCCTTTGTTCTTGGCAACCAAGCAGGTCTGGGCCAATGAGTGCGAGAAGATTCAGCCGCCTCAGTTAGATCTTCCATTAAAAGTGAAGTTGGATTTAGAAGAAGCTATTAAGTCAAAGGTCGCAGAGAAACCAACAAAAAAGAAATGAAATTTCAAAAGAAAATATCAATCAAAGGCGACTTCGCCAAAAAGGGCGATGAGATTAAAGACGAGGATATAATTCAGTTATTAGATGAGGGCAGAACTGTGCAGGGGAATTATGGCCCACAACACATTTTTAAGATTAAAACTGCTATGCAAGACGAGAAGGACTTCTCATTGAACCAAACCTCAATCAATAATATGATTGATGCTTTTGGCGAGGATAGCAAGAAATGGATAGGAGAGAATATCAAGGTCTGGGCCATATTGTCTAATGTGCAAGGCAAGATGATCAAGGTCTATTATCTTTCACATCCTGACGCAGAAATTGATGAGCAGGGTAACTTTGTTTTGTCTGGGCATGATAACGACATCCCCACCATAGATGAAGAGACAGGAGAAGAAGTAAGTGGCACAGAAGATATGCCGGGGGAAGATGATATTCCGCAATAGACCAGTATTTCAGTGGATGGTTAAAAGTAAAACCCGGCCCAAGAAGTTTCATATCATATCTTATTATGAGAATGACATCAAGGGCCGGACTTTTGACCATTGGCATTGTTCGTGTGAGGGGTTTTTCACGGCAAGGAAGCACAATCACTTTTGTAGCCACATTAGGCGTGCTACTCACAAATTTAACGGATTAACTTATGAACGAGAAAACTATCAACTTAAATCAAATAAAGCTGGACAAGAACCACAGGTTTCCAATAGAAAAGAAGATTGAAATTGGAGAGGATGTTCTTATTACAATGAAAGCGTGTTGTTTCGGAGAAGATGTCCGAGACAATCAGGACGGGACTGTGAATGTCACTTATGTCTTGAAGCCCATTGAGGTTATCATAGACAAGAAAGTCATTCATCTAAAGTCCTAATTTAAGTGGCGACCCTGTGCGATAATGCTCCCTTACATCTCTTGGCCTTATGGGCTTAGAGGTTTAGATAGGGGGAGCATAACCACCGGCAGGGTGGCTCAATGGGGCAGAGGCGAATTTGGTATTACGCGCTCTGGCGAAGTTTTCACGATTTCTTTGACCAGGGTGAGGAGTTTTTTCCGACTCTCCTCATTAGCAGGTTCGATTCCTGTCTGCCCCACTATGTTAGATAACATTTTCAGAGTAATTCTATACATCTTAATAGGAATTATGATCTGCGGGATTGTTATTGTTTTACTACCTTGGTTTTTAATAGTTTGTTTTTTAGAAAGATGAAGTGCTTAATAATTAAATAAAAGTAATATGAAGGAAATAACTATATTAAATGAACCACCTGTAATTCTTACGAAAGATGTGAATTTTATGAACAAGATAAAAAAGCGAGGCATAAACAAAAGCGGGGATATTATTTTATTGCCAGAAGATGCTATTTTAGTTCAGATGCCTATTTATAAAATTATAGATAGCAAATCTCTTAAAAAGATTTCTAAAACAACCTGTTCATAATGAAGCACCCAATTCATCAAATCGTAGATAAATTCTTTGAGCTTAAGGGCTGGGATTACAAATCCAAGGAGTTTTACAAGGATCATCCGTATGATAGATATGTTGGCGTGGCTAAACGATTGCTTAGAAAGTGCCGAGGTGATGTAGAACTCGCCAAAAGCAAACTCTGGGACATGAAGCGCTGGGCCAAAGAAAACAATTGCGACTGGGCTATTGAAACTATTATAAAGCGGTGGGATGAGGACTCTGGCAAAGTAGAACAAGAAATAAAAACATTAGAAATAGCAGACACAAAAAGGTCGCACTTATCAGAAGAAGAAAAGAGAGTAAATATCCAAAAATTAAATGAGATGAAGGCAGGTGCTTTTAGTGAAATATGAATAAAAAAACTCCTGCCTCGCTTTTTGAGAACAGGAGTGCAAAAATAATTTTGTTGCTCTACTAAAGTAGACAGAAAAATGGTAAAATGGTTACACTATTAAACAAGCATTAAGGGATTATATAAGATGAAACAAGATGGCGAACCGCCACTTATAACAATAATAGTTTATCTGATTATAATAGCTCTAATTATTGTGTCTTGGGTTTTTATAAGACCATCTGTGTTAACCAGAAGTGGCAAGGTTAACATAGAAACCAGAGAGGAAAGTGTTGTTGGTCAGGTAGTGGCACACGATAACCCGCGGACAGAGATTTTGGCCAGTATTAAGACGGAAGTGTTAAAAGATAATTCATATCCCAGAGATATGAGAGATACGATAAAAAAATTGATTAAATGTGAAAGCAGTGGGAATATTTATGCTCATAACGAAGATGACCCCAATGGTGGAAGTTTCGGAATACTACAATATCAAATTCCTACATTTCAGCATTTCTGTGTAAAGAAATATGGTTTGAATAATGATATTTGGAATCCTGATATTCAGATAGAGTGTTGTGCCAAAATGTTAAGCGAAGGATTGATAAATCATTGGACTTGCGGAAGAACACTTGACAAATAAATATATAGGTTTATACTAAAAGAACAGCGGTGAGTTTTCTATTTATGCCCTCGCATAGCTCACCGCTTAGCGAGGGCTTTGTATAAATCTATGCCAAAAGGATATGCTAAAAGTGGAATAAATAAGGGACAATTTAAGAAAGGACATATTCCTTGGATTAAGGGCAAAAGTGGGGTTATGGTTGCGTGGAATAAGGGAATTCCTTGCTCTGAAGAAACGAAAAGAAAGATAAGCGAATCTCATAAGACGGGTAAATTTATGAATTGTGAGGTTTGCGGTAAAGAGTTTTGGGTAATAAAATCTGCTTGGGATGTTCGTAAGTATTGTAGTAGAAAATGTTATTGGGTGGTCGGGATAGAGAGAATACGCAAACAAGGATTAAATAATAGAAAATATAATACTAAGGAAGAACTACATCAGGCAAATTTAGCGAGTGGTAGAAAGTGTTATAGAAAACATATTGAACAAAGAAGGTTTTATTATCGTGAGCTTAACTGTAAAAGGAGGAATGTCGGAGGAAAGCATAGCTATGGGGACTGGAGAGAAATGAAAGAAAAGTATAATTATACTTGTCAAATATGTGGTAAAAAAGAGCCAGAAATTACTCTTACTGAAGACCATATTATTCCAATTTCAAGATGGAATGAATGGATTAAGGAACATTCTGAAATTACCTATCAATGTAATGATATTGAGAATATACAACCCTTGTGTGGAAAGTGTAATGGTTGGAAGTGGGGCAAGATTTTATAAACAACTTATGGAATGGATGTTTGAAAATGATTTGAAAGAGCATTGGGTATGTTGGCGGAAACTTTACAATTAAAGTAAATGTTTATAATTAACAATAAAAATATGAATATAAAAGAGTATAAATTAGAAAATTGGGCAGAATTATTAGATAAAGATTGGGATTATTTAAGACAAGATAATGGTTCTGGTAATGTTGAAAGAATTATTGACCACCTTTTCGCCTCCCAAAAGCAAGAGATAATAGAAATGATAGAGAAAAATGCGGTTGAAGTAGATTATGGCGGATTTGTCCAAGCGGTTTTGTTAGATACTATCCTTAACCAACTAAAATGAATAAAGGTCGGAGAGAATTATTAACCCCAAAAATATGAAGGAAGAATGGGAAAAACAATTTGATAAAGTATTTAATAAAGCAAGAGGGGAACATAATATCGTTGGAGATTTAATGATTAAAGATTTTGTTCGCAAAGCCCTCACCTCCCAAAAACAAGAGATATTAGATGAGATAGAATTAGAAATAAAAGAAAGATATTATGACGATAAAAATGCTGGTAGTTCAGATATTACCATAGGAGAGATGTTTGAAAGAGGGTGTAATTCTGGATATATCCAATGTGTGAATATAATTAAACAAAAAAGATGAAGGAAGATAAATTAGTATTGAAATTAGTTTTAGGTAACATAATTTTTTGGACTAAGAGAAAATGGAATAAAATAACTACTCGCAGAGGAGAAAGAAGTTTAGATGATTTTTATAATTTTGCAAGGAGAAGTAAAAACCTATGATTACTAACCCCAAAAAGATGAAGGAAGAATATCCAAAAGATAAATTATTTGAACAATTAGCAGACATAGAACATAAGCGTTGGGCTGATTGGCAAAGTTGGTGTCATAAAGTTTTAAGAGAAAATTGTCCATCACCAGAATTAGAAAAAGTGCTTGAAAGATGGGACAAGCAAATAGCAACTGATTATAAGGATTTAATTGAACAGGAAAAGAACAGCGACAGAGAACAGGTTATGAGATATTGGAAATTATTAACCCCAAAAATATGAAGGAAGATACAAAAGAATATGTTTTTTGCGGAGAGCAAACAAGAAAGGCGATTAGTTGTGATTGTGGTATATTCTATTTTAAGGATGATGTTATTAAATTACTCGCCTCCCAAAAACAAGAGATATTAGAAACGATACAAAAAGATTTAGTAAAGGGAAAGTTTTATCAGATTTGTAGTAATGAAACAACTTTTATGGATTATCTAAAACAATTAACACTAAAAATATGAAGGAAGGGAAAACAAAGAAGAAATACATTCCTACACAGAAGAAGATAGCAAGAGTCGCCAAAGAGTGTTTGGAATTGTGGAAACTGGCTTGTTATAAAATGTGGGGAGATGAGTGTATTTTTTCTGGCACTACCAACGAAACTACTTATCATCATTATATTCTTAAAAGCAAAAATGTTAGATTAAGATTTGACCCAATGAATGGTGTTCCGATGAGAAACAGCAATGAGCATTACTTAATACATCACGGCAACAATCCCGAAACCATAACAGATTTATACAATGAGATAAGAAGAAAACGAGGCAAGAAATGGTGTGATTATATCGCAAAAGAAAAAGCCAAAGACAACTACAGCTTTCTAACATTAAGAAACATAACAGAGCAACGAGATAAATTAAAAAAGTATTTAGATAATTAACTTGACAAGGTTTTCAATAGGGTGTATTATTAAAAGTAATTAAGATATTTATATGACATCTCTGCTTATTATTAATTTTAATCGTCTCTAACCTTTTTGGATTAGGGATTTTTTTATGGAAATTCAAGCAAAAGATTTCAATACTAGGGCCGACTTAGAGGCATATATAACGGCAGAGTTTGGCAATAGCATTTCAAAGAATAGAGATGCTGGACACATAGTAAAGGGCAAACGGGAAGAACTTAAAAAGCTGTCTTTGTCTGACTTGACCACAATTTTTGGAGTAAGGTGTAAAATAACAGATGATAGCAGCGAGAGTTATAAAAAAATAATTAAAAAATAAAATAATGAACGAACATCGCTTGATCAAAACAGATAAAGAGTGTCGCATGGCACTCAAAAGAGGAGTAGACGCAGTCGCAGATGTAGTTAAGAAGACGCTTGGGCCTTACGGAAGAAATGTAATAATAGAACGCAAAAAGAAAGTCCCACGCATAACAAATGACGGAGTATCAGTGGCCAGTGAAATAGTATTAAAAGACGAAACCGAAGATGTAGGAGCTCAGGCAGTAATAGACGCTGCCATAAAAACAAACGAACAGGTAGGAGATGGCACAACAACATCAATAGTTTTAGCACAAGCTGTGTTTGAAGAAGTAATAAACCGCCTGGACGAAAAGAATTCTATATTAAGTTCATCTTGTAATTTACTGGACTTAAAAAGAAAGATAGATAAGTCCTGCAAGGAAGTAGTAAAGAAGTTAATAAAATCCAGCAAACAAATAAAGACCAAAGAGGACCTAGATAATGTAGCTATAACTTCTATTGAAGACGAAGAAATGGGCAAGATAGTATCTAATATGGTATGGACAATCGGCAAGGACGGGTTCGTAAATGTAGAAGATAGCTTTTTACAAGAAACTGAAACAGATATAATCAAAGGAATGAAGTTCTTTGGAAAATACGCCGCTCCGTTTATGATTACTAATAGCAAGAAACAGGCAGTATTCAGGGCAGTTTCTGTATTAGTAACCAACGAGCCGTTAGAAGATCCAAACAATCTTAAAGGCATAGCAGAACAGGTGGCCCAAAGAGGTAGGCCAGAGTTAGTTGTTTTCGCCCCACTGTTCAGTGTTGAAACATTGAGTTCAATATTCAACACACACAAACAGGCAAACTTTAGGATACTGGCGATTAAGGTAGCTTCTGCAACCCCGGAACAGCTAGAAGACCTTGCTTGTTATGTCGGCGCTAACTTTATAGACAAGGACAAAGAGATGTCAGTAGAGTCAGCATCATTTAATGACTTGGGATATGCCCAAAGAATAATAGCAACAGATGACGAAACAATAGTAATAGGTGGCAAGGGTGAACAAAAAGACATCAATGCTAGAATTAAAGAAATAAAATCACACCTTGTGCTTGAAACACTCCCAGAGTTCAAGAAAAACATTGAAAGGAGAATAGCTTCTTTGTCCGGAGGAGTAGGAGTAATCAAGGTTGGTGCTAAAAGCGAAGTAGAACGAGGTTATATCCGCCTAAAGGTTGAAGATGGGGTATGTGCTACTAAAGCCGCTTTACAAGAAGGCGTAGTAAAAGGAGGCGGATTAGCACTTAAGGAAATAGCAGACAAACTTCCGAAGGGTGATATTCTAAAGAACGCCTTATCTAAACCTTATGAGCAAATACAAGAAAACGCAGGTGGAAAGTTAGAGATAGGAAATGTATTAGACCCTGTAAAGGTCGTGAGAATAGCTTTAGAGAATGCTTGTTCTCTGGCATCTACATTAGCGACAACGGAGTCAAGTATAGTTTGGAAACGCCCAGAGTTAGCAGAAGATGTTCACGAAGCAGTAAAGCGTTGGAAGGCCTTAGGCCCCGATGAAATGAGATGAGAATTAAAAAGATAATAAGTTATTTCTGGGGACTCTTTAGAAAGCAAACACTTGAAGAGTCGGAGGGCAAGCCGTTCAATAATTATGTTTCGGAAGTTAGCTTTAGCAAACATCAAATTGATATTTTCATGAAAGAGTGGTTTATGAAAAAAGACATAGAACAAGGAAAATGTCCAGTATGTTTTACTGATTTAATAGAAGAATCTCGTTGCGATGAAGATGGTGATTGTTGGGAAGTAATGATTTGTCCTCATTTAATGATTCATGATAGAGAGAATGCTTTATTATTTGTTAATAAGTTTATACAAAAAAATGGGATTGATTATTCTGACAAGAAAATAAGAGAAAAGATATTTGACTTAGCTATCGGTGAAAACTGGGATTCATTAGCAAAATTAGGAACTTTATGACCGGCAAAACAAAAGCACAAGAGGACTTAGAGATAAGGAAAACAACAATGACCAATTGTGTTGATGATATAATCGGCAAAATGAAAACGCTTGGCTTAAGTGTTCGTGAATCCCTGATAGTATTAAAAGCCACAGAAGAAACAATAGACAAAGAGGTTCAGGCAGATGTAAATAATAAACCATTAAGTACTTACGCGCTAAACCCATGGCATCCCTCAAAAGGACAATAATAAATACATCTCTTGTATCTCCAGATTATGGTTATGACGAAAAAACTGATAGTTATTATTGGCTTTATAAGATTAGCAATGGCTCTGTAAAAAAGGGAATTACAATACCTTGTTCTGTTATTAAGAAAACAGCAAAGATGGGAGAGGTAAAAAGGTATTTAGATATGTTAATTATGTTATCATCAGAAATATGGGAACATCCCTCAAAAGAAAAATAACAGACAAGCAAAAGTATTATATGAGCTTAGTGTTAGATCCTATTCTATCCCCGGCAAGGAGAAAAGGAATAACTACTTTAATGAGGAGAAGGAATATAAGTTTTGAGGCAGCCCAGAAGCTCCAAGCAAACAAGATAATAGAAAATATATGACATTGACAAGACACCAAAAAGGACTTTTAATAATAGTATGCTTCTTTATAGGAGTAGCAATAGCGATAGGAACATTTTTCGTAGTAAAGAGTTATACTAAGAAAATACAAGAGGAATATGCTCAAAGAGGTATTATGTCTGTAATTTATGGCGTAGAGGACTCTATTGAAAAGAATGGCTTTGTAATAATAACATTTCCAGACAGAAGCACTGGTCAATCAAAAGAATTAAAACTTATAAGAGAATGAAAAATAAGAAATGTAAAACTTGCGAATACTGGTATAGTGGAATGTGTTTGCGTTATCCGCAACAAGTAAAGAAGGATGAAGACAAAAAGTGTGGGGAACATAAAGAAAAGAAATAATTAATAATATTATTTATGGAAAATGAAAAAGAATTAGAAGAATTGCCTGAATTATATATTAAGTTATGTTTTATGTGTGATATGAGATGTCCTGTTGAAAATATGAAAGCATTTAAGTATATGGAGTTTATAGATGATGACGGCAAAAAGGTTTATGAGAAAGTTTATGTTTGTAATAATTGTTTGAAAAAGAATAAGAAATAATGAAGATACCAGCACAGATTAAAATAGGAGGTCACATTTATCAAGTTGTTTATCCTTATGTTTTTAAGGAGAGGTTTGATAGAGCTGGTTCTACTGATGGCGATGCTTGTAGGATTCTTATATCTAATAAGTGTGATGGATTAGAAATGCCGCAGTCAAGGATAGAAGAAATATTTATACACGAAGTGTTACACGCAGTAGATAGCATCTATAACGGAGGCAAACTTGAAGAGGAAGATGTCAAGCGATTAGCAGAAGGATTGTATCAAGTATTATCAGATAATAATTTGTTAAAGAAATAATTATGGCTAAAGTAGGAAGACCATTAAAATTTAAGACAGTTAAGGGATTAAAGACGAAAATCACTAAGTATTTTAAGGAATGTGAGGAAAAAAAGAAACCTTTAACAATTACAGGATTGGCATTAGCGTTAGATACAAATAGGCAAACTTTGTTAGAATACGAGGGAGAAGTAGAAGGAAGAGAAAAAAAAGACCCATTGTTTGCTGACACAATAAAAAAGGCGAAGTTGATGTGTGAGAACTTTGCTGAAGAAAGATTGTTCTCTGGCGGGACAGTTGCCGGTGTTATATTTAATTTAAAGAATAATTATGGGTGGAAAGACGAGTCAAAGGTAGAGCATTCGGGCGATGTTAATATAGGCGGATTTAATTATGTCAAACCCAAAGATAATAACCCCAACAATAAAACCAACAATAAAGCAGGACAAAGCATATCAAGCGCTTCAGGATAAAGATATAATCTTTTTAGTGTTTGGTGGTGGAGCGGGAGGAGGTAAAAGCTGGATTGGTTGTGAATGGCAGATAACAAATTGTTATATGTTTCCCGGCACTCGTTGGTTTATTGGCAGAAAAGAGTTGAAGCGACTGATGAACTCAAGCTATATTACTTTTACAAAAGTATGTCAGCATCACGGAATACCGAAAGATGATTGGAAATTGAACGGACAATACAATTACATTGAGTTTAAGAATGGTTCAAGAATAGATTTGCTTGATTTAGATTATAAGCCATCTGACCCAGAGTATGATAGATTTGGTTCATTAGAATATACTGGTGGCTGGATAGAAGAAGGCGCAGAAGTTAAGTTTGGAGCATTTGATGTGTTAAAGACCAGAATAGGCAGGCACTTGAATAAACAATATGACTTGTCGCCTAAAATGCTGATAACCTGTAATCCGGGAAAGAATTGGTTGTATAAGTTAGTTTATATCCCGTGGAAGAAGAAAGAACTACCGAAAGAATACGCTTTTATTCAGTCCTTATATGGAGATAATCCATATACAGCAAGCGAATATGGCAAGATGTTGGCTCAAATCAGGGACAAGAAACTGAAACAGAGATTGATGTTTGGCAACTGGGAGTATGATTGGGACCCGAATGCCCTGATAGAATATGACGCCATACTGGACATGTTCACCAATTCTGTGCCAGAGGATAGGCAAAAGTATCTGACCGCAGACATTGCTCGCTATGGAAACGCCAAGATAGTTATTGCTTTGTGGAAAGGGTTTAGTATTTATAAGTTATTGGTGTTTGAAAAGCAGGGGATAGACCAGACAAGCGACCAGATAAGAACGTTGCTTCAGAATGAGGGTATTCCTTATTCTCACGCAATAGTTGATGAAGATGGTGTAGGCGGCGGAGTTATGGACAATTTAAGAGGGATTAAGGGCTTTGTAGCTAATTCATCGCCATTGCCCAACCCAATAACAGGAGAGAAAGAGAATTACAAAAACCTGAAAGCACAATGCTCCTATATGTTAGCAGATAAGATAAACAATAGAGGGATAAGTATCACTGCTGAAATGCTGGAAACCTACAAAGAATTCATCATTGAAGAAATAGAACAGATAAGAGCTAAAGATGTAGAAAGAGACGCGCCCTTGCAATTAGTTCCCAAAGATGAGATTATAGAAACGCTGGGACACTCGCCTGACTTTGCCGATACATTGATGATGAGAATGTATTTTGTCCTTAAGAGTCCGCAAGCACAAACAATAACGACTTATGTTCCAAAGTGGGCAGGGTATGGCAGAAAAGTTTAATTATTAGAGGGTTGTATATTTACACTTGTGATAGGAGATTTACCAGTTGATAAAGATGGAAAACCAACATTACCTAAGTCAAGGTATGAACCTACTGAGCCAGTTAGGTTAATGACTGACAGGGTAAAGAAGGACTATTTTATCGGTTATACTATCAACCATAAACCTTACGCAGAGTTTAATGACAGGGATTTGGTGACTGTTATAGGCGATAATCAAAAGAAGTTTAACTCATATATCCCGCCAGAGAGCAGTGATCCAGAAGAAAGCTGGAGGTGGCGCGGAGTTAGACCTATTACTCGCAATAAGATAATATCTTTAGCAGCCCACACGACTGCTTCTATTATTTTCCCTAATGTGTTTGCTCAAAATGAAGCAGACGAAGAAGACCAACAGGCAGGGGAGATAATGAGGGACTTAGTTAAATGGAATATAAAGAACTCCAAGTATGAGATTTCTTTCTTATTTGGTGTTATTGCTGCACTGGTTAATCCTGTGAGTTATTTTAATATTGATTTCATAGAGAGATTACAGACCATCAAAGAACGCAACGAGAACGGAAGCATAACCACAAGGGATGTGCTTGACGATGTATTATCCGGAATTCAGCTATACTCTGTGCCAGCAGATGAGATGATGATTGGTAATATCTATGAGTTTGAACTCCAGAGACAAAGGTTTTTAATACGAAGACGCTTCATTGAATACGATGAAGCAATGGCAATTCACGGCGAACACGCTAATTTTGAGTTTGTTCAGCCAGGGATACAAACCATTTATGATAATGCAACTGATACCTTTTATGACCAAGTAGACGAGGAAATGCCTACAATGGTTGAGGAGGTTGTCTATTTTAACAGGAGAGAAGACACAGAGATACCCTTTGTCAATGGTATTTATATGGGAGATACTGATGTGAACGATAATCCAATGCGACACAGGGACAATAGAGGCAAACCTTATTATCCTTATGTGAAGTTTGGGTATGAGCCAATAGACGAAAAGAAGTTTTATTTCTACAAGTCAGCCGTTGATAAGATAGCACCTGACCAGGACTTAATAGACACAATGTGGCGAATGGTAATGGATGGAACATTCTTAGCTGTTATGCCACCTATGGGCATAAGTGGTAGCGCTGAACGAGCCCCTACGAGCATTATAATGCCTGGGGCTGTTTCTAATCTACCCGAAGGCACAGAGTTCCACAATTTAGCCCCTAAGAGCGACCTGAACGCTGGCTGGAGGGCTTTACAGGGCATAGAGGAGTCAATCATTGAGGGATCACAAGCACCATCAAGGCAGGGCATAGCTGAAAAAGGCCAGAAGACCGCATTTGAGATAAGTAAGATTGAAGAGAATGCTCGTGTTCAGTTGGGTATATTCGGTAAACAGCTTAAAGATATGGTTGAAAGTGTTGGTTCTTTGATGATTAACTTGATTATACACTTCCAAACAATAGGCGAGGCAGAAGAATTGACAGGAGGCGAGACCCAAATGAAGTTCAGGACTTTCTTATTAGAAGACGAAGTAGACGAGGGCAAGAATGTAACCAAGAAGATTAAGTTTTCCGAGGAGTTGATAGGTTCTGTTTACTCTGAAGAAGAAAAAGAACAGAGAGAGAGGGCATTGATTGATGAGGAAGGGGGGTTTGATTCTAACACTCGGATATACAAGGTTAATCCTGAATTGTTTAGCAAGTTAAAGTTCAAGGTGGTTGTTGAGGCAGACAGCTTATTGCCAAGGAATGAAGCATTTGAAAAGGCACTGAAGTTGGAAGCGTATGACAGAATGATACAGAACCCATTTGTTGACCAAGAGGCAGTAACAAGAGATTTCTTAGTCAAGCCATTAGCCAAGAGCGAAGCAGAGAAGTATATGAAAAAGCAAGTCCCAGGACTATTGCCACAAGAAGCAGGGCAAGGTGGACAGGGAATGGGATTAGCCAAGAAAGCTGTTAATAGTGAGGCATTAGCGAGTATTTTGTGATATGATGGTAGAAAAATATAAAACAAATAGAAGCGAGGGGAATAAAAAGCGTTATATTAAATACCCTTGGTTAAAAAAACAAATTTCTAATAAGTTAAAGGGTAGAAAGAAATCTGAAGAAACTAAAAAAAGAATGAGAGAAAGCTGGAAAGAGGGTCGTGAAATGGTAGGGGGAATGAAAGGAATGAAGCATTCTAAGGAATCTAAGGAACAAATGAGTAGAGCAAAGAAAGGAAAACATCTTTCTCCTAAAACAGAGTTTGAGAAAGGAATGATTCCTTGGAATAAAGGAAAAGATTGTCTTCAATTATCTGGCGAAAATCATCCCAATTGGAAAGGTGGAAAATCGTTTGAACCTTATTCAATAGATTGGACTGAAACATTAAGACGAAGCATTAGAGAACGAGATAGGTATATTTGTCAATTATGTAGTGGCTATGGCGATAATGTTCATCATATTGATTATGATAAAAAGAATTGTAATCCAGATAATTTGATAAATCTTTGTAGGGGTTGTAATAGTAAAGTGAATTTCAATAGAGATTATTGGACAGAGTATTTTATAAAGGTCATTTAATAAACCAACATAAACAATATGAGATTTCCAGAAGCAGACAAATATAGGCGAGCTGTGATAGCCGCCAAAGCAAAAGGAGTTGTAGAAGACGACAAGAGTTTAGAGTGGTGGACAGCAGTATGCGAGGCATACGAGATATTGGGTGGCAAGGTATGGGGCAAAGAAGAAATGCTCAAAGAACTGACCCCTAAAGTTGTGAAAAAAGAGGAAAAGAAACCAATTAAGAAAAAGAAATGATTGCGTATTTACAAGGCATTTTTGTAAGATACCTAACAAAGCATTTATTTAATGCTGTGAGTGAAAGAGATTTGTTAAAAGCAATAGGTAAAGACAATAAGGGGTTGACCATAATCAGCTACAAAGGCAAGAGATTAAATCCTGAAAAGGTTGTAAGAATAAAGGACTCCGCAGAACTATTTACCAAGTCAGACATTTGGAAAGTATTAAAGAACGAGGTTAAGTTTCAAGCAAACAGGAGAATGTATGATAAGAGTAGAAATGTAAGCGATATTCTTTTTGGTAAAGCAATGTTGTATAACCTTGAAGTAATGGATAACAAATTGAAAGAACTATCACAATTATAGGGTTGCAAAGTTGGGTGTCTGGAGGGATACCTGATATCGTTCCCATAGCTATTCAGCGATGGTAGCGGTGGCAACCCGTTGGGTATCCCTTCAGTCATCTAACGGATGACTATTTTAGGTAGTATGCACCTTAAGCATATTAAAGGTTGCGAGAACCTTAATCTCGTTAAAGGTCGTTTATAACCTTGAAATAAAATAAACTTATGGTTGAAAAAACAGATGAGATAGAGGACGAAACTATCTCTCCGCACGAACCTGCGGAAGAAGAAACTCCAGAAGATACAGAAGTTGAAGAACCTTCTGAAGACATTGACTATACGGCAGAGCTTGAAAAAGTAAAAACACAGTTGGGAAAAGCTGAACATAGGATTGTTGAGCTTAAAAAGGATAAGAAGAAGGTGGAGGAAGATGACGACTTTGACGAGCCAGTTAGTAAAAACGAGTTGCGGGATATTATCCGCGAGGAAATGCAACCTCTTAAAAAGGATATGAATCGCAACCGCGCACAGGAACAAGCTCAATCCGTATCACAGAATACGGCAGAGAGAGAGCTTATAATGTTTCATTATGAAAACTCTATTGTTCTAACTGGTAATGTTGAAGTTGATATAGAAAACGCACAAGCTCTTGCTAATAGGGGAAGAATGAAAAAACAGCTTAGTGAAGCTCATAGAGCTTTAAGGTCTAACGCAATGAAGGGAAAGGGTGCTGAATCGGGTCAAAAGAAAGATCCAGTAGCTCTTGAACCTAAACTTTCTCCAGAGAATACCAAGTTGCTTCGTATTGCGAACGCAAAGTGGGACGCTTCTAAGAAGGGCTGGGTATATCCTTCAGGCAAGATCATAAAACCCGAAGAGTTATAAGAAGTTATTTGTTAATCCTCTTGTCTATCTATTGGGTCGTTAGATTAGAGTAGTCAATGTGATATAAATCTAATACTGACTAAAAATGAATAAGAACGATGTTAAGATTGTACAACATCCAGGTCCAGTAAGAGAGTATGATACAGAGGACTTGACAAATTCAGACGAATCAACAGTTTTGTATGTTGGCGAACCAGTCAAAAGGACTGATGGAACCGCCGACTATTTGGAACGACTGGAAACAGGCGATCCAGAAATAGCAACTGATTTGTTCGTAGGAATTGTTGTAAAGGAGGGAACAGAAACTGCTACCGCTAATGGTAAGGTTTTGGTTAATTGCCTTATCCCATCACAAACTGTGTTAAGGGCTAAAGCCGTAACCGCTACTAACATTAACACAGCAGCCAAGTTACTTGCTTTTATGCACAATAGTGTCACTTTCACTCTGACATCTACTGTTTTTGCGATTGACGAAGACGAAACCGATGATCCAAATGTCCACGGACTTAGGATTATTGATGGAGACATTGTCAAGGGTACTTTGGATGTCCTTGTTCATAGCATGGTATGCGAGTCAGGAGCTTATATCTAATAATCTATGCCTATGAATACCGGGTATAACCCTTCGCTGGTAAAAACAGCAATAGACGAAGTTTTCTACGGAGAATATGACCGAGAAAGCGAGCCACAGGAAGTTCTTGCTACTAATCCTATCTTTTTCAAACAGAGCCAAACCGACAGAGGAGCGGTAATCTCTGAAGAATATGAGGGACCAGGAGCATTTGAAGTCCATGTGGAAGAGGAAGAGATAAAGCAAGCCACAATCAGGACTGGTAATCAGAAGACACATACTGTCTTGAACTACAAGAAGGGAGTAAAGATCCCAGTTGAGTTCTACGAAGACGATATGCATGACGCTGTGAACCAAACTATCGCCAAATTTGGAATGAGAGCAAGAACATCAAGAGATAAGTATGCCTATGAACTTTCATACGGTAATGCTTTCTCAGTAACTACATCTGATGCAGTTGCATTGATTTCAAACTCTCATACCTTAATGAGTGGAGATACTTTGGACAATCTTGAAACTGGTACGCTTACTCCTGCCAATCTTGAAACCATAATTAAGTCGTTGAGGTTACAAAAGGCACAGGACGGTGAATTAGGAGGACACAATGCAGCTGGTCTGCTTGTTCCACCTGCTTTATTCCCTGATGCCATTGAATTCGCTGGAAGTGAGTTGAAACCTGATGTTACAGATAATAACCTAAACTATTTCTCAAGGATTTATCCTGGAATGGTTGTGGGAACATCTGCATATTTGGACTCAACTTATAACAGTTTGAATTCAAATGCCAACACTTCTTACTTCGTAGTTTCCAGAAATCACACTATCATGAGATGGGTAAGAAAATCTCTTACAACTTCACTTGTTCCGCCTGACACTGATGACCAAGATAGGTATCATTACAAGGCGAGATACAGAGAAGTGGTTTCAGTAGTTTCTCCAGAGGGAATAGTCGGGAGTAATGGAACAGTTTAGACACTAATCATACAAAACCTATGAACACAAAAGATATATTATTGGGAATAGCGTTTGTTGTGGCTTTGATTGCTTTGATAGTGTCTATAGGCGCTCGTTCCGATTACGAACCACTAGGAGGATATACTGCAGGAGATTGGGAGGCGGCCGATGATTTGATTGCCGGAGACGATTTAACGGTAGCTGGGTTGGCCACAATAGGAGAGACGCTGACTGTTACCGGAGAAACGAATTTGGTGAATCTGATTTACGGGGGTGCCGTGACAACGATTTCTACGAGTTCTGCCACATATACTCTAACGGCTGCGCAGATTTGTGATTCCGCAGTGATTAGTTATCAGAATACTGCGACATCATCAACCCTTACGCTTCCAGCTACCACTACTTTGGCGGCAGATTGTCTGACCGCTGATGGTGATACAAAATATGTGTTATTAGAAAATGCCGCAACTACTACCTATAATGCTACAATAGCTGCTGGCACTGGTAATACATTGCTTGAACCATCTGGAGGAGATGTAATTATTGCTCAAAACGAATGGGCATTGATACAGCTTACAAGAGTACGACTTGCAGAATATGCTGTTATAGTTACTTCTATACAGGACGCTGATTAACGGATAATCGATCCCTGCCCCTTTTCCTTGCTGGGGCAGGGTATCCACGACATAATTAATAAAAATATGACTAAAAATAACTTACTAATACTTGTTTTCGGAATAGCTGTAGCTGTGTTTGTGTTGATAGTGTTTAATGTTGCTCCTGTCAATTTAGGTGCAAGAGACAATATCTTTAGCGGAGGAGTGACAAATGCAAGTTCAACAGTGGCCACAACTACAGGTGGAACTTTAATATTGGCTGCTAATTATGACAGACAATATGTTTCGCTTTGCAATGACGACGCTACAAATCCAGTGTATGTTCATTTCGCTTCTGCAACTACGAGTGTAGTTTCAAAAGAAGGATATAAGCTAAAAGCCACTGAATGCTATGAGATTGACACAAGCAACTTATATGTTGGTGCAATATACGGAATAGCAACTGGCGGGAATGTAGTTATTACAACATTATCAAAATAAAACTATGGATTATGGCTTCATACCAGATATATTGGAAGCAGACCATTATGTTTTCGGTTCTCAAGAGCTATCAGATAATGTTTTGAACTTTACGGGCCAATGGGATAAGTATCTGCCAGCGATAGAGTTACAGGAAAAGAATATGGTTGAAACATATAATTGTGTCTCATTCGGAACGCTTAATGCGGTGGAAATTCTACATAAGTTCTTATTTGGGAAAGAAGTAAATAAGTCCGAAAGATACTTGGGAATATTGTCAGGAACAACAGAATCAGGCAACAGCCCGCACAAAGTAGCAGAAACATTAAGAAAGACAGGCACTATCCCAGAGAATGAATTACCGTTTAGTAAAGACATTGATACTTGGGACAAGTATTATTCTCCTAAGCCAATGACCTCAAAGTATATTGAAATTGGAGAGAAGTGGCTTAGCAAATATGATTTTGGCCACGAATGGGTTTTCGCGAATGATTATTCTGGTAATAGACAGGAACTTCTAAAACAGGCATTAAAAAGGTCTCCATTAGGAATTTCTGTTTATGCTTGGAAAAAGAAAGGGGATATTTATGTTAAGGACGATCAGTTAGACAATCACTGGTGTTGCCTTTACGGTTATGTTGATGGGGAATATTTCAAAGTATTTGACCATTATGATAATACTTTTAAGAAGTTGGACTGGGATTACAGATTTGGCTTCTGTAAAAGGTATTCTTTGGGACTAAATTTGGAAAAACAAATGAATTTCTTTTTGAGAATGTGGCGTAGTATAATTAACTTTTTAATAAGATGAGTTTAACTATTTCAAACACTAAGGACTCTCTAACGGGGATGATCCATTCCACTAATTTAGATAAGATTAAAAATATCAATGACTTATTTAGGCGAGCTGCTAACAAGTTGTTGGCAGAAGTTGATCCGCCCGACACCATTAAGATAGCTCAAATCACTAATGCAGTTCATTCTGATATTTATGATTATTCTGCCCCGTCTGACTTAAAAGGCAATATGATTATAGATATAAGGCCTCAAGTTAATCGGGCATTATCAGACAGAATGGGGCAAAGGTTTATTGAACCGTTTGATTTACGCAAGAGAAACAATACATTTAATGTGCTTTATAACTCAGGCGAAAAGTCCTTGCGCTTATCAAAGAACATCTCACCTGCTGGGATTACCTTACACGACCTAAACTCTATAACAGCTAATGGCACTTGGGCAGTAGGAGGAGATGCTACCAACCTAACTGCTGACTCATTGAATGTTATTTCAGGTAGTGCGTCTTTGAACTTTGATTTAGATGGCTCTGGGACAACTGGATATATAGAAATATCAGATATGACTGATGTTGATTTATCTGACCAAGATGAAATAGGTCAGATTTTTGTTAGGGTTTATATCCCCGACTCATCTACGGTTACTAATTTTATATTAAGGTGGGGCAATGATACTTCTAATTATTGGCACTCTACCGTTACAGCACCACATGACCAGACCACATTCAAGACGGGCTGGAACATATTAAGATTTAATTGGAATGGAGCAACTGAAGTGGGCACAGTTGACCCAGAAGCAATTGACTATCTGAGAGTAACAGTAACCTATGACGGAGATGCTGATACAGATTATAGAGTAGACAAAATATCTTGCTCATCTGGCGAGATATGGGAAGTAGTTTATTATTCAGAGTTTTTATTCAGGACTTCTGGAGGAACTTGGCAAGAAACCACAGGAACTGATACGGATATAATCAACTTAGATGTTGATGGGTATAATTTATTCCTTTACGAATGTGCCATATTGGCAGCACAACAAGCCCAGACAGACCAAATGACTGAAGATATTAATTTCTTTAAGAGAGAGCTTTATGGCTACGGAAAAGAGCCAGGGCTTTATAGCATTTACAAAACAAAGAACCCAAATCAAGTTAAAAAACCAATCGACTTTTATTATAGAATTCGGTGATATGCCAAAATTTGAACTAATAGACCAATTTATAAGCTATGTTACTTTGAAGGACAAAACAAATACTGACCCTCGTTATTTGGTTGAGGGAAGTCAGAATGTTTTAATTGACGAGAAAGGCAGGATAGCAATAAGGAACGGATACACAATTTATGGTGCAGCAAGTTCTGCGATAAATGCAGTAGAAAGTAACTATGATTGGAAAACAAGCACAGGAACAGAACTGAACCTAAGAGCTTATGATGACGAGTTAGAGTTCTACGACAGCAACAAGTCAGCTTGGACAAGGCTAGCAAGCGCATTCGCGGCAGTAGATTTTAGCTTTGATACTTGGTGGGATAACTCAGAGGGAATTGATCTTTTACTATTTGTTAATGGGGTAGATAAGATATGGGAATGGTCTGGAGGGACTGCCGTATTATCTTCTGCTACTGCCAACACACTTACAAAAACGGGCACAGCTACTTGGGCAGAAGCAAGGTTTTTAACAGCAGGCACAAGACAGGTTATTATAAACGGAACAACTTATACTTATACAGGAGGCGAAGGCACTACTACTTTAACGGGCGTGACTGGTGACCCGAGTGCAGAAGCAGCCAACTCAACTGTATTTCAGGCGATTATACTTAATGATAATCAACCAGCCAATAATACTAAAAATGATTTTATAAGAATTCTAAATAATCATCTCTATGTTGGGTCTGTTTCTTCAAGGGTAGTGTATATTTCAAAAAGTGCTAATTATATTGACTTTACATATTCAAGCCCAAGGGTTACCACAGAAGGTGGGTTATTAACATTAGATAGTTTTGTTGTGGGTTTTGCCCCGCAAGGACAACAGATGTTTATCTCTGCAGGCAAAGATGATTGGTATAAGGCGGACTTTGAAGTATTAGATGTGGGAGGAATTGTAACAGAACTATTAACCGCTAAAAAGCTAAAGACAGGAACTAACCAAGGGGCTAAATCTCACGACTTAATCACAAATGTAGGCAACAACATTATGTTTATTAGTAATGAACCGGCTTTAAGAGAGTTTGGGGATTTAGAGAACCTGGAAGGACCACAACTAAAAGCCATATCAAATCCTATTAAACCTGATTTTGATGCTGCCGACTTTACGGGTGGGCATATAAAGTCGCACAATCTAAGAACTTACATATCTGCACCGAACGATGATAGGGTTTTTATCAATGAAATACGAGAAAATGAGAGAGGAGAACTAACAAGGTTCTGGCAACCGCCACAAGTTATGCCAATTAGAAGATTTGCTGATATAGGCGGTGTGCTTTATGGGCATTCAAACAGAGTGCCAGAGAGTTATAAGCTGTTTAATGGAACTAATGACGAGGATATTTCCTTTGATGCTAAGGCGATAATGGCTTACAGAAACTATGGAACTAAAGAAAACTATAAAAACCTTGACGAGTGGCTGACTGAAGGATACATCTCTGCCAACACTAAACTAAAACTTGAGATTAGATATGACTATCAAGGATACACACAGATACTTGAAGCAGACATTGAGGGCGACAATGATGATATTTTATTCCAAGCCACAGGCACAGGTTCTTTAGCGGAACAACCATTAGGAGAGTCGCCATTGGGAGATAATCCAGAAGAGTCATCGTTGCTTCCTAAGTTTATGAACATAAAGTCGTTTCCTAAAGCAGATTTCTTTGAGATACAAGTTAAGTATTCTACTGACACCAAAGACGCACAATGGCAGTTGCTCTCATTCGGTGGAAATATTAGAATATCAAAATCAACCCCTATAATTATAAAAACATAATCATTAACTAAAAACTATGTTTCAATTACTTGTAAAAGCATTCATCGCTGGAATTCTAACTATATCAGCCACAGTTGCTGGGTGGTTTATACCAGCCCCAGAACCAGTAAATCTTACACCTCTTGAAATAGAAATATCAATGTTAGAACAACAACTTGATGAACTATTAGAACTGGGAGGAGTTAGATTTGTAGCAGGCGAAAGATACCGAATAGCTGGTGGCGGCATATCCTCATCTGCTACCTCAATTACGCTTCAATCATTCCAAACCCTTGATGGCAGGGAGCTTGTTATGGCTACTCACTTTGGGGATACGGGGTGGCTAACGCTTGAGCCAGGGACTTCCAAAAAGGAGCTTATAAGTTTTACAGCAATAAGCCAGTCAGGAAGCTCTGATGAGGCAACTTTGAGTGGTGTAACCAGAGGATTAGATTTTGTATATCCTTATACTGCGAGCACAACGCTGGCACAAGCCCATTCGGGTGGTGCTTTGGTGATTATATCAAACCCGCCACAGCTTTATAACTCTGCAGCATTCAAAGCCAACGATGAAACGATAACAGGTGATTGGACTTTCACATCTACTGCTACGGCTCAATATGACGCTGGGCCGTCTTTTACAGTTGATAACGAGCTTATAACTAAAAAATACGCTGACGATTTGGCAATAGCTGGAGCGGCCGACGCCAACTTGACGACTAAAGGTCTTGTAGAAATAGCCACAAGAAGTGATTTGATAGCAAGTGCTGCCGCCTCATCAAGCGACACAACTGCTTATCTCGTTGTTCCAACAAGCTATTTTGCTACCACAACTTCTGCCACGACAAGTGTGCCAGTGACTAACTCAAGTGGCAAGTTAAGTCAGGGGTTTTTGGACTTAACAGCAGATTTTGCTTTTACAGGAGCAGTTAGTATAGCCACATCATCTTCGGCAGATGTATTTAGCTTAATTCCTGCTGGAGTGATACAAATGTATGCTACAACAACAGCTCCGAGTGGTTGGCTATTATGTGATGGAACTGCTTATTCTACTTCTACTTATCCTAATTTATTTTCAATAGTTGGGTATAATTATGGCGGGAATGGAACATCAACATTTGCTACTCCGAATATAGAAGGTAGAAATGTAATTGGATATGGTTCATCAACTCCCGCGTTAGGGACTACTACTCCAACTACAGATACAATGGGTAAAACTGGTGGAGAACAAAGCCATACGCAGACAGAAGCCGAAATAGCAGCTCATACGCATACTGTTCCTTATTCTGATAATGATACAGCTGCCACGGCTGGTAATACTATTTACGGACATGTCGCGACAGCAAACGCAAACAAAACAAGCAGTAGCACTGGTAGTGGCAATGCATTTAATGTATTAGACCCATACATAGTTCTCAACTATATTATCAAATACTAATATGCCAACTATAACAAACAATCAAAGACCACCCGCCTCAATACTTGGTGTCCAGCCACCTGAAGCGTTTGAGCCAGTAAAACCTCCCAACGGGAGAGAGGATTTAGGCATAACACCAACAAAGCCAACAGAGATTATAGTAGAAAGCACCAAAGAACCCCACAAAGCAGCAGACGAAGACAATGTAAAACTACAAAACATACTTGATATTCTTGGAAAGAACATAGAAGAGAAGTTGGCCCAAAAGAAAGAATTAGAAACAGAACCAACCGAACCCATTGATTTAGAAGATGACGACGACGAAATAGACGATGAAACACAACAGCAATTAGACACATTAAGCAACGAGGTTGATACCTATGACGCAGATATTGACGCTGTTGAAAAAGAGCTGGAGGCGTGGAAAGAAACAGCAGACGCGGCAACAGCAAGTTTAATCGCTAACATTAAAGCAAGATATGAAATTCGCAGAGAAGAGATGAGGGATATAAACAAACGAGCAGAAGCGTCTTTACGAACTTGGGGGTTGAGAACTGGAGCAACAAGATACGGAGGAACGATAATGACTGGCGTTATTTCTGAAGAAGAAAGTCAGGGCGTTAAGCGTTTGTCTGCATTAGATGCTGAAGAGAAGTCGCTTATCTTAGAAGCTCAAAACGCTAAAAACGAAAGGGATTTTACTACTTTACACGACAAATTGGCAGGCATTGAAGAAAAGCGAAACGCCAAAGTAGAAGCACTAAACGCCTTGAACAAAGCAATAATGGACAGAAACGAAGAGATACAAGAACACAAAACTAAAATATCCAGGCAGGGTGCTGTTGCCAGTTTAATATCTCAAGGCATAACAGATCCAACTCAATTATTCGGGGATCTTAATTATGATGCGGCAGGAAACCTAACTGGCGATATTTCAATGGAAGAAATAAACGAAGTGTTGAAGAATATGCCTGGGCAGGGAGCATTAAAAACACAAGTAGTTGAAGTCGGTGGCAAGAAACAGCTCATAAACACACAGACGGGCGAGGTTATAGCTGATTTAGGCGAGACAACAAATGATGTAACCACAATGCTTGTGAAAGAAAAGGGTAGACAATTACTAATAGATAAGAACACGGGGGAAATTATAAAAGAATTTGGAGCTGGAAGCACAGATGATGTAGAAAAGGACTTTGATACTGCCAGACAGATAATAGCAGATAACGCAGATGCTCTTCCTGAAGTATTAAAGTCTAAGTTATTAGAATTAAAAGATAAATTGGGATTAGATGTAAGTGATATCAATGCTCTGTTAGACGAGGCAGAGGCAGGAAAAAGACCACAAGATGATACTCTTAAACTTTCTGCTGAAATGTTAATGACAAAATACTGGGATGATAAGTTTTGGAAGGGCCGTGGCGGAGAGTTGACAGAAGCAATAGAAAAAGTTGAAAAGGTTTTGTTAGACAGCGGTGGTAAAATTAAGATTAGTGGAAAAGAATATACACTAACAGAAGAAGAACTTAACAAGTTAAAGGGATATTTAAGAGATGTAAAGTATAAAAGAGTAAAAGAATTAAGAGAATTATACCCTGATTAAATATGGCAATAGATTTAACTGCCTATAACAAGAAATACCAGGGTGGTGGAGTGGTAGAGCAATCTCCTGCCACGACTTTGAATTTGTCTGCTTATTGGAATAAGTATGAGGGAGGGACACAAACAGTGCAACAGTTAGGTGGGCCTTATGCACCACCCAGTCCTGTTGGTTCAATGCTCGGAGCAGCACCATCAATAATATCACAAGGGCCAGAGGGACAAATTAGAAGAGTAAGAGATATGTTGGGCATTGATTTGAAGAAAGCAATGAAGGAATATGAGAAAATGCCAGCAACAGGTGTTGGTGGTCCTTTGTTTGGGATGGGTAAAGCTCTCGCGGGAATAGTTCCACAAGTAAAGGCAGTTGAAGAAAAAAGAAAAGAAATTAACAATCTTAATTTGGCAATTAAGTTTCACGATGAATTTTTAGAGTCCGCAGAAGAAAAACCCGGATGGTTGGATAGTTATTTTCAAGGAATAACAAGTGTAATGCAAGAACCTCAAAAACTTATTCCTATTGCAGGAGTAGGATTTTCTTTAGAGGAAGGAATGGAAACTATCAGGGCGGCCAAGAAATTAGAAGAAGGTAAAAAGATAACTTCTTATGAGAAAAGTTTAATAGAAAAAGCCAGAGCCAAAGGACTGCCAATAGAAAGAAAATGGACTTATTATGCTGGACAAGTTGTTACTAGTATGATGACTTATATCGCAGAGTTTTCATTATTGAAAGCAGCAGTAGCCAAGCCAGTTGAATTGGCTGTTAAAAAAGCAGTAGGCAAGGGTGTGCAAGTGGCTGTGGCGCAAACGCTTCAAAAAGTATGGAATGTCCCAGCCAAGATAGGAATCAATGACCTTTTGGCTAAAGGAATAGGGGTTGCCGCACAAGCAGGAGTTTTCTCTGCCATAAGAACTCCAGTAGATGTGGCTGAAAAAGCAATACCATATCAAAAGGAATTACAGAATCCTTCTTTCAAGTATCTATATGAGGATCTTGGAGAATTTAATTGGAAAGTAGAAGCAACAAGGGCTTTTGGGAGCAACGCTGTAGAAGTTTTAACTGAATATGTTGGAGGACTCGTTCAAAATCCAGTTAACTTTTTGGCTAAAGCAACATTAGGAAAATGGTTAGCCAAAAAAGGTATTGTATTGACGAGTAAATTATTAAAAGATTTAGCAGGAACAGCAAGTTGGAGTGGTATAATTGGAGAGGTTTTTGAAGAAGAGTTAGCTGAATTACTTCAATCGCCAATTGAGGGGAGAGAATATAATGCGCCATGGACGCCAGAAGGTATAGAAAGATTATTAACAGAAACATTAGGTATTGCAGGATTTAATGGCATTGCCAGGATACCAACAACAGCTATTAGTTCTATTCAGAAAGTAAAAGAAAAAACAAAACAAGACCTTATAAAACAAGGATACACGGAGGCAGAAGCAGAGAAGATGTCAAGGGAGGGTGGTTTTGTTAAGTTACCAGGAGTCCCTTCAGAGCCACAAAAACCCCCCGTAGAGCCGATTACACCTGAAAAAGGTGTTATACCTCAAGAATTACAACCCTTAGCCACAGAGGCAAGGAAGTATAAGAGTGCGGAGGAGTTTGTTAGTAATTTTCAAAAAGCATTTCACGGAACTCCAACAGAATTAAAAGAGATAGGATTTGGTGAGGGCATCAGGTCAAGAACTTTTATGGGAGATACTGTAAAAGTTAAATCAGGAGCGATATTCTTCACGCCAGACAAAAGTGTTGCTGATTTTTTTGCAGATAATAGAGCAGATTATTTGAAAGATTTGGGCAAGAAAACAAGTCCAACCACTTATGAAAGATACCTGAATATAAAAAACCCCCTTGATTTAACTACTATTGGAAAAGCGGATAAATTCTTTTATGATAATAATTTAATGGATGATTTTGGTAGAGCAATAGGCGAATCACCGATAGGGGAACAAGGCATAAAAGAAATGATAGAAGATAGCAAGGTGGATATAAAAGCAGAAGATTTGTGGAATGTTTTTGATGATAAAATTCTAACTGATAAAATTAAAAAACTTGGATATGATGGTGCTATTTTAGAAGAAGGACACGATAGAGGAACTTCTTATGCAATTTTTAATCCCGAACAAGCATTTACAAAACAACAACTCACAGACATCTACACCCAAGCCACTAAAGAAGTAAAGGCAGTAGCAAAACCAAAAGATGAAAAAGATTATAGTAAAATTAGAGAAAAATATGTATCAAAAACAAAAAGAACAGATGATTATACCGTGCGAGAACCAAAAGATTTATACAACTCGCCGGTTGCAATCAAATACAAAAAAGAAGGTAGCGTTACCTTTGCTAATCAAAAAATTAACGAACCTGCTGATGTCGCTTTTGCGTTCAAGCAATTAAAAAATGAAGCAGTAGAAAAATTTTATGTTGTCGGACTAAAAGGGAATAGACCCGTTACCGTTGAATGTATTTCAATGGGGACTTTGAATGCCAGCTTGGTGCATCCGAGAGAAGTATTCGGACTATTGATTAAAAATAAAGTTGATGGAGTATATTTTGTACACAATCATCCTTCTGGAGATATTAAGCCGAGTGAAGATGATTTAATGACGACAAAAAGATTAGAAAGTGTAGCAAAAGATTTTAACATTGATTACGGGGGACATATAATTATTGATGGTAATAAATTTGGTTTTATCGGCAAATCAACAGGATTGAATGACTACGAATCTTCTTATGTCAGAGAAATAACTCATCACAAGAAAGCAATAAATTCAAAAGATGTATCTCTTTATACAAAATATGCGAAATGGACAGCAGACAAGCCAACTGATTTTGAAATATCTAAACCGGAAGATACTTATGAATTAATAAAGGGTTTGAATTTAGACAAAAAAAATAACACATTAGTGCTTCATCTAAATTCAAGGAATATAGTTATTACTGCTCAAGCCATTCCTAAGACCGCATTGAAACATAGTGAAATATTTGAACAGGCAACAAAACTTCAGACAAGTAATATAATTTTGGTCAACACTGGACTAAAGGGAAGTGAGGTTCTTGAACTTTCAAGAAAATTCAAAATGTATGGCGTTACTCTTCTTGATGTTATAGAAAAATCATCAACCAAAGAAGCTTATGAATCAAGAAATGAACAAGGATTTGTAAAAGAAAATATACCAGATTATTTATCAAAGAAAGAAGAGGCCACTAAAGCAGAAAAAGAAGAGATTACCAAATCTATTAAAGAAAAACTGGAAGAGATTGAAGCGGAGATCTGGATGGAATTAGATACAGCAGAAGCAGGTTATCGTTTTCTGCCAGAACCATTTGATATTAAAGAAAGGATGGAGGAAAGAGCGGGAACAGAGGCAGAATGGGAAGGAGTTTCATCATCTTTTCCGGACTGGATGCCATCGCATCTTAGGAAGAAACCTCTTGTGAATAAAGTAAAAGACCATATGATGGAAGGCACAAGGCCAGTTAAGGGAAGTAGGATAATGGAACTTTATAATGTTGTAAGAGAACAGATCTCTGATAGATACGGAGAAGCCAGAACAGAGATTCTGAAAGAAGCAGGAGCGTCTGAACGAGATGTATGGGTTCAAGAACTGGGGTTGCCAGAGCCAAGTCCGGCTAAACCAAAGGGAGTAGATTATAAAATAAAGATTAGCGTTGAAAGATTACAAAAGAAGTTAGCAAAAGGATTACCTACTGGCAAAGTAATGGGCCAGGTTAAAAAAGCAACAGGACAAGAACCTGCTCCATTCGTTGAGATTAGAAAAAGAGAAACTACTCTCTTAAAAGAAAGAATTAAGGATATACAAAAACAAGCCAAGATTGAAAACTGGGGTAAGATTAAATTGGCACAAGCGATTGAGAAAGCTCGTATCAGCCAAGAGAAAGCTGTTAGAAAAGAGCAACTCAAAATCTTAAAAACTGGAATAACAGAAAGAATTAAGGGTATTCAGAAAGGCGTTAGGGAGGGCAAGGTAACTACTAAACAAGAAATAAAAGCAACCCAGACCGAGCTGTTGGGTATTTTAGATAATTCAGGACTTGAATTAGCCGATAAAGCAAAGTTCCGCAAAACAATAAAAAACATTCAAACACAAGAACAATTAAAAAGTGAATTAACAAAGTTTCAGGAGCGAGTTGCTACCTTAGAAGAAAAAGCTACCAAGAGGGCTTTGAAGAAAAAGATTATTAACGAATTAAAACAAACAAAGGTTAGAATGCAGGCAGGGAAACCAGTGGGCAGATTTACTCCTGAAGTTCAAGTAGTATTAAATCAATTAAGAAAAGCATCTAAAATTAAAAAGAGTGAAGCAGAAACAATAATCAATGCTAATTTAGAAAAGTATAAAAATGATATTCCGCCAGAAAGCGTTGCCTTAGAGAATAAAATTCTATCTATGATTGCTGGAATGGATGAAATGGCTGTTAAAGATTTACAGAATACATTGAGGCAGATTCAAGAAATTAAGGCGACAGGAAAATTGACTGCTGAATTAAAAAAGTTTAACCGAGAAGCAGACATAAGCCAATGGAACGATAAGGTAGTTGATATAATAACTGGCGGAAAGGGAATCCCTGCGAACATAAGCACAATAGGAACTGCCGAATTAAGACCAGATAAACTAAGAGATAGAGTCAAAAAGTTTATAGGAACTATCGGTAAGAGTTATGTTGGGTGGAATGATATTATAGATATGTTGGCTCGTAAAACAAAAGCGAAACCAGGAACAACTTGGCTTGATGATTTTGCCGATGTGATGGATGAGGAAAATGCAGTTAAGAAGGGCAACAGAACAAATACTGAACAAGCCCAAAAGATGGCAGAAGACACGCTTGAAGTAAAAACTGATAGAGAAATGGTTAGAAGATTTAGGGATGATGCCAATGAAGTTTCCTTAGGAACATTTAAGAATGCTGAAGGCATAGAAACAGAAATTATCTTTACAAAGTCAGAAGCACGCAAGAGATGGATGGAATTACAAGATCCTTCCTTAGATGAATCTTTTAGAAAGGGAATGTTTTATACCGATGAGATAATAAAATCTATTGAGGACTTTTTAACCCCACAAGACAAGGCATTCGCTAAGGCACAGATGGATTTTTATAAAGAGTATTACAAAGGAGTTAATGAAATCTATGGCGATATTTATGGAGTTGATTTGCCACAGAACGAGCATTATAGTCCTATAAAACGAGAAGGCATAGCAAGAGATGAGTCAACTGGTTTTGGCGAGTTTTTACAAGAAGTATCCGTCAGAAAAGCCGTGACTTCAGGTTCTTTGAAATCAAGAGTTAAGAATATAAAACCACTTCATAAACAAAGCGATGTTGCTATTTTAGAACAACATATAGCAGAGATGGAACACTTTAAGAATTGGGCACATAAGATAAGAGATTTGAAGGCCGTGTTTGGTAATCCGCAAACAAGAGCAGCTATTATAAGAGAACACGGAAAGGGAATGTTGGCAATGGTTGATAATTTCTTAAATGATTTTACAAGGGGGGGGACAGAACTTGCCTCAAGATTAAGTTGGTTAGATAAATTAAGGGGAAATTATAGTAGAGCAGTTTTGGGGATTAAGCCATCTATTGGAATTAAGCAACTTACATCTTTTGTGGCTTATGCGGACACTATCCCAGTTAAGGACTTTGGGACTGGTGTAGTAGATTTTTGGAGAGACCCAATTAAAAATATAAGAACATTAAGAGACCAATCTGAAATGATGAAAGTCAGGGGGAAATATATGGAACGAGACATTAGGACAGCAATGAGGTCCGACGCTTATGCTTCTTTTAGAAAGAAACCAAGTTTCTTGAATTCTTTAATGTTGAATATTCAAACAGGCGACCAGGGAGCAATTTATGTTGGTGGTTGGGCTGTTTATAAATATCATCTTAAACAAGGGAAATCACAAGCTGAAGCAATAAGAATCTTTGAAAAAGTATCTTCTGAAACACAACAATCAGCTGATTTGTCTAAGCAATCTTATTGGCAAAGGGGTGGGTCATTTGCTAAATTATTTACAATGTTTAAGTCAGCACCTAATCAATTCTTCAGAAAAGAGTTGGGGGCAGTAAGGAATGTTGTTCACGGAAGAACGACTATAAAACAAGCCGCAAAAACAATAGCAATATACCATTTTATATTACCTATGCTTTTTCAATGGGTATCTGATTGGTTTAGATGGGATGAAGATGAGCAAAAGAGAGCAATGATTTTAGGTCCATTCAATGGTATTTTTATAGTAGGAGATGGATTAGATTATCTTATTAGATTAGGTTTAGATATGAAAACTTGGGATGCGGAGATACCCCTGTATAGTATATTTGACGATATAGGAAAATCAGTTAAGTTAATAGGAGACGACGATATAACCACAGAAGATGTGTTTGAGGCAATAAGGGGGTTGTTAGGAGCTACTGGAGCGGTAACAGGAAAGCCATTAAAGCAAACGCTTGATATGGGATCTGGCGTTAAGGATGTTTTATTTGGAGAATATGGTCAGGGATTGGGGAAAATTTTAGGATGGTCGCCTTATGCCACTGAAAAGAAAAAACCAAAAAAGATAAAGAGCGGAATAACAATTCCAAGCATTGAAATTCCTGAAATTAATATACCAAGTATAGAAATTCCAAGCATTGAAATTTATTAAAAAAAATGATTAGAATAATAATAACAATCTTTTTAGTGTATGTATTAGGAATAATAAGCATTTATTTTATGGATAAAATGAGTAAATATAAAATTTAATAATATGCCAAAGAAAAAACTAAAGAAATATCTACAATTCGCACAGAATCCTACTCTTGGCTTTTATAAAGCACTTGAAGATATTAAAAAGACCGCCGAAGAATCTGCTAAAAAGGAAATAGATAAATTGAAAGCAGGCATAGGGGAAGAAATGCGAAGCATATTAAAAGAACAGGTGCTTGGGAGTAAAACATTTAACATTGGATTAGAGGGCATTGAAAGAATAAAGGGTGATAAGGGAGACAAAGGAGAGCAGGGCGATAGGGGCGAGCAGGGAGATTCTATCGTCGGACCACAAGGCATTAGGGGCGACACAGGCGAGAGAGGAACTGACGGCAAGAATGGCAAAGACGGGTTACAAGGAGTGAAAGGCGACAAGGGAGACAAGGGCAAAGATGGATCACCTGACAAACCACAAGATATAATTAAAAAACTACATGGGCTAAAGGGCGATGAACGCCTTGACGCTTCTGCTATTAAAAACTTGCCAGCATCAACACAATTTGGAGGGAAATTACACAGGGGAGGTGCTACCTATATTAAAAATGAACTTTTGGGAACTGGAGATGGCACAACAAAAACATTTACTTTAGCACATCAACCATATACAGCAGATGATGTTGCCCCCTATGTTGGAACTGGTAGAATGTTTAGGACTGATGATTTTACAATAAGCAATAAGGATATTACATTTATCACTGCCCCACCAACAGACGCTAAAGTGAGAGCAGATTATAGAAAATCATAATTAATACCATAATATGAAAAAACTTATTTTAATAGCTACACTACTTTTAATACCTCTAATAGCATCTGCTGTTTTACCAGCTTGGTTTGATGATTCAAAAATAGAACTTGGAGGATCAGTTTGTTACCCGTATATGGGTTGCACGGGTGCTGACACCTCCGCCTGGACTGGTGTAGTCAGGGTAGATAGTGGTGTATGGGCGACTACTACGGCTGGGGTATTTACCGCCTCTGGAACACTATTAGATTTAACAGGAACTGTTTTCAGTGTAAATGAAGGAACTTTAACTACTGGAAAGTTCTGCCTTTTTGATGGCACGAATATAGTTTGTAACTCAGATGCAGGGGCCACCCTAACTCAAGAACAAGTAGAGGATTTTGCTGGCAACCTAATAGCCACTTCTACTGGGACACATACTTTAATCACAATTACCTATCAAGACGCAACTGGCGACATGGATTTTGTGGTAGATAATGATTTGGCAAATTATAGCAATGCGACTTCTTCATTTTTAACATCAGACATTTATTGGACAGGAACTTCTACTAACTTAGTAGCCGCTACTGGTAGGACTTCGTTAGGGCTTGGGACTATGGCACTTTTACCAAACACTGGTTCAACAACAATAACAACTTTGGGAACTATTGCTAATGGTATTTGGCAAGGGACTGCGATAGGAAGCACATATATTGCTTCCTCCACTCAATGGGACACAGCATATACAGACCGACTTAAATGGGATGGTGGTTCTGCGGGATTGGTAGCGGCAACAGGCAGGACTTCTTTGGAACTTGGTTCTATGTCTTTATTGGCTAATACTGGCTCAACAACAATAACCACTTTGGGAACAATAGCAACTGGAGTGTGGGAGGGAACGGCAATTACAGATGCTAATGTGTCAGACACTCTCACTTGTTCTGTGGTATCAGACGCAGATAAAGGTGATATTACTATTTCATCAGGAGTATGGGGATTAGATGATAATCTTAACTTAACTTTTGGAAATACCACTACAACTAATTTGGTGATTACTACTGCTTTAACCTTACCTACTGCTTGGACAGGCGTATTGAGGACTGATAGCGGGGTAGTTTCTACTACAACTGTAGGGGCAGGAACGGTTACGAGTGTAGATTTTAGTGTGCCAACAGGATTAACAATCGCCAATAATCCGATTACTACCTCAGGGACTTTGGCTTTAGGTTGGGATACTGGATATGCTGGAGTTTTAACCGCCTCTACCACTAATTGGCAATCCTTTTATACTACTCCTTCAGGGAGAATAACAGCAGGAACGGGGCTGGGTTGGTCAACTAATACTCTTAACTGGTCTTCTACTGGACTGACTTGGGCGGGGAACGCTATTGGAAATACGGTTGGTGGCACAGGACTGGATACTTCAGCTTGGACTGGAATTGTTAGGGTGGACTCGGGAACATTTTCTACTACCACTGCGGGAGAGTCGTTATTTACCGACGCAGGAACATTTACCTATCTTACATCTACTACTGACGGATTTGCGATTGGTGGAACAACCACCGCTAAAGCTAATTTTTATGTTTATCCTGCTACGGGAGAAGCGACTATTAGATTAGATGAAGCAACTGGTGATGGTGGATTAACGATTAAAAACACAATTGCTGCTGCCGCAAATCGTATATCAATGATTCATTTTAAGGGAGACACTGATGGATTATTAACAATGGCAATGATTAAGGCAAATTGGATGGATTCTTCTACATCAACTGCTGCCTTGACTTTTGAAACAAGAAAAGACGGAGCCAGTAATACAAGAATGGTTATAAGTGTAGATGGGTATATAGGCATAGGAGATGAAAGTCCTGCTTCTTTATTCACAGTTGGGGCAAGTGATGCCTTTCAGGTAAATGCTACTGGGAACATAACTTCTGGTATTTGGAATGGCACACCCGTTGGCACTCAATGGGGAGGGACTGGACAAAATTGGTCAGCAGTGGCAACGGGTTCAATCGCTTACTTTAGTGATACGGGGGCGATGAATACATTAGCTAAAGGAAGCGATACTCAAGTTCTTACATTAGCAAGTGGTATTCCTTCTTGGGCGGCAGCAGCAGGCGGAGGCGAATGGACAGACGGGGGAACCGTTCTTTATCCAAATGAGATAGGATTAGATAATGTTAGTATAGGAACAACCACAGAACACGCAAAACTAACGGTTCAATCTACATCAACTACAGATATCCTCAATCTTTTTGAAACAAGTGGGACAGAGGTGTTTACTGTGTTGGAGAGCGGCAACGTCGGCATCGGGACGACGACGCCTGCATATAAATTACACGTCATGGGAGACATGAATCTTTCTGCAGGAAGTGTTTATAGGATAGACGGAGTTGAGCAATCAGGTTCAAGCAAATGGA